GGATGGGTGTTGACCTATCAATCGGTGGACATCACGTCCGACATCTCGAGCATGGTGTTGAATATCACCTACACTGACCGGCTCGGCGCTGCGTCGGGCGATCTGGAAGTCATACTAGAGGATAGTCAGAAGCTCTGGCAGGGACCGTGGTATCCGCAAGAAGGTGATGTCATCACTTTGACAATAGGATACCGTGGAGAAGCACAACTGCCCTGTGGCAGTTTTCAGATCGACGAGTTGGCCTTGACAGGGCCGCCAGACACTTTTCACATCCGAAGCCTCGCTACCTATATAACACCAGCGATGAGGACCAAGAACAGCTGCGGGTATGAGGGACAAACACTTACCCAAATCGCGGGCGTGATCGCTGGTAAGTACTCGCTCAACCTGGTCAGCGTGGCTGACGATCTGAACCCAGTGTTCGAGCGAATCACGCAGAATCAAGAGACAGACCTGGGCTTCCTTCGGCGGATCGCGACAGAGCATGACTATGACTTCACTATTCGTGGAGGCACCATGGTGTTTTATGCTCGTAGTGCACTAGAGGCATCACCTCCAGTCGCGACGATGGCTCGCGGCGACGTAATGCGGTTTGCTTTCGTAGATAGATCCTACCGTATATACGAGACCGCGCAGATTGCTTATCAGCAACCCTTCGCAAAGGCCTTGATCAGTCAGGTCGCAGATAACGTAGCTCCAGTCCCGACGACCGATAGTGAAAAGCGCGTGATCAGGTGTGAGAACGGGCAACAAGCGCAGCTCAAGGCGAGCGGCGTATTGCATGCGAACAATATGGTTCAACAGACGGTGGGCTTAACGTGCAGCGGCGCTCCGACCCTCGTTGCCGGTAACGTGGTCACGATAACGGGCTTTGGTGTGAATGACGGTAATTACTTGATTGAGCAGGCAAGACATCGGCTGACCCGTGCGACTGGATATACGACTGAAATCGAAGCGCGGAATCTAACAGACTGAATACCGCGGAATAAATGCCAGCGGGCGCGGCGGAGAGCAGAGCAACGCAAATGTTTAGAGTGGGTCTCGTAAAGACTCAGGACGTGACTAATGGCAGAGTGCGGGTGGCATTTCCTGACCGCGACGAAATGACCTCGTGGTGGCTTCCCGTAGTAGTGCCTAAAACGCAGACGGATAAAGCATACTGGATACCGGATGTGGGAGAGCAGGTCGTATGCATGATGGACGAGCGAGACGAAGACGGAGCGGTGCTGGGGGCAATTTATTCAGAAGTAGACACGACGCCGGTGCAGAGCGCGGACAAGGTTCATTGGAGTTTCAAGGATGGCAGCTCGCTCGAATATGATCGCGCGGCCCATTCACTGAACTGCTCGTTACCTAATGCGACGGTGACGGTTGCAGCCAGCGGAGCAACGATCGCCATCGATGCGAGTGGAAACGTGATAATCACGAGCGGTGGAGAGATTCTGCTCGGCGGTCAGTCAGCGACAAGGGGAGTCGCACGACTGGGTGACAGCGTCGTATGCCCAGCAGGTACGGGGACAATCACGTCAGCGAGCGCAATCGTAAAGGCGGAGTAGACTCAAGATCCCATGAGAGCGGAGTTGCTACACGTTGTCACTGCGGTGTTCAATCCGATTGGCTGGGGAAGCCGAATTCACCTTTACCGGGAATTCGAGCAGCATATGCTTGCGAGCGGCGTTCGACTGACGACCGTCGAGTGCGTAATAGGTGATCGGCCGCACGTATTAAATGACAGGGCAGAGGTCAATCACGTTGCCGTGCGTGCGAATACTGTCTTGTGGAACAAAGAAAACTTGATCAACCTGGGTATTTCACGGCTACCGGCGGATTGGAAGTACGTGGCGTGGGTGGACGCCGATATCAAATTCCGACAAGAACATTGGGCGTCCAACACGGTAAATCACCTTCAACAATACGAAGTGATCCAGCCATGGTCTGACTGCTACGATCTGGGTCCCAATGGTGAACATGTAGAGCATCATCGTTCATTTTGCCGGCAGTGGTGGAGGCGGGCACCAATCGGGAAGGGCAATTGCTATACATTCGCGCATCCCGGCTACGCGTGGGCCGCAACGCGCAGCGCGATCGATGCGCTTGGGGGATTAGTTGAGAGCGCGGCGGTAGGAGCTGGCGACCATCACATGGCAACTGCGCTGATTGGTCGTGTAAATATGAGCGTGCCCAGGGGAGTAACGGCAGGCTACATGCGGCCATTGATTCAATGGCAGCATCGCGCACTGCGTCACGTGAATCAGAACATCGGTTACCTTGACGGATCAACGATCGAGCACTCGTGGCACGGGCGAAAAGACGATCGCAAGTACATTCAACGGTGGGACATCATCACCAGGAATCAGTACGACCCTGATTGCGACGTGAAGCGAAATATATGGGGAGTCCTCGAGCTCGCGGGAAATAAGCCTCGCCTGCGGCACGATATCGACATGTACTTCAGACAACGCAACGAAGACGCGAATTCAATGTAGCGCTGGGCCAAATTGGGAACGTGGCGAAGCATCAAACGAAAAGGAGTTAGAGAATGCCTGCGGGTGCGATTACTCTCAGTGATATTACTTCGGCGGATTGGTCACTGGAGCTCGATGCGCCGGGGCGGCCGGGCTCAGGTATTGGAAACGTGGTGCAGGGACTAGCGGATGTGAATCAGTGCGTGGGAATCATCTTGACCACGCCTAAGGGCAGCGATCCATTGAGGCCGACATTCGCTATCGATCTCTGGGAATTCATCGACTATCCGATCAACAGCCTGCTGGCGGCGGTGGTGCGCGAAGTGACACAGGCGCTGACATTGTGGGAGCCCCGAATTACGATCGTGTCGATAGCTGCGCAGCCGGTGATCGATAATACAGTTCAGTCGGGAGCGCACTTGGATGTATCAGTGACCTGGCAGCTGAAGCTCGCTGCCAATGGTGTGGGAGCGAAAGCGATCGGCACTATCCAAACGACCTCAGCGTCGATTTTCACTCCATAGCGCCTGATTAGAAACTGCACGGTTTCACGCAAGCAGAATACCGGTCTGCGAGCTGTCAAGATTTCGGAGCGAAAAGCATGGGAGCTAGTGTTCTGCAATTGCCGCCGCCTCTATTCGTTGACGATAGCGACGGCCTTAATCCGAATTTAATCCTGGCCGACATGGTTGCCGAGTTCCAGGCAGCGGCAGGGCGGACGTTGTATCCTGCTCAGGTCGAGCGCCTGCTGATCAATCTGTATGCCTACCGGGAATCGCTCGTCCGTAATGCGATTCAGTATACAGGACAACAGAATCTACTAGCGTTCGCCGCCTTTCCAATGCTCGACTATCTCGGGCAATTATTAGGTGTGACGCGGCTGCCCGCACAGAGTGCAACAGTGACGCTGCAATTCACGCTGACCGATGCGCTGAGCATCTCCTACACGATTCCTGCGCAAACCCAAGTTGGTACAACCGACGGCCAGTTCGTGTTCGCGACCAATTCGGACTTGACGATTCCTGCAGGTGCGTCGACGGGCACCGTGGCTGCGTCAGCTACCGTTGCCGGAACGGGCGCTAACGGCTACCTCGCAGGACAGATTACTGTGTTACTAGATCCGAACGCGTTAATTTCCGGAGCTATCAACACGACGTTGAGTGGCGGTGGCTCAGCACCAGAGACTGACGATCACTTGCGTACGAGGATTCAAGCAGCGCCGAATCAATTCAGCGTTGCTGGACCGGAGGGCGCATATCGGTATTTTGCGCTTACCGCCGATCCCACAATCGCGGACGCGCAGATAAGTTCGCCAGCGCCGGGTCAGGTCAACGTTTGCATACTTACCGGTCCAGTCACGGCTCAGCCGGCGCCGTCGCCAAATCCTGCGGGAACGGCGAGTCAAGCACTACTCAGCAAAGTAATAAACCTGCTGACAGCAGACAATGTGCGACCGCTCACGGATACGGTAACGGTCAGCGCCGCGACCGAAGCCGATTACATCATCGCCGGCACGATTACGATGTACTCAGACGC